CCTATGAGTGTTAAATCTTTTACAAACTTACGGCGAATATTCCGTAGTGTCAAATAAATATATCAAAAAAATCAAAAGTTTAACACATCAGTTAAAACTTCCTTAATACCTGATGACATATTAAGTCCTTTAATTTCTTCTAAAGTCATATAAGCGCACTCTGTGTGTTCAAAACCATCCGCTGCTCCATCTAAATCCGGAATGATTTCAGTATCGGTTTTAAAAATAAAGACATGTAAAATTGTTTTTACCTGTCCTAACTTATTATAACGATTAATTCTAGATAAAGGTTTAATGACACCATCAACACTAACACCCATCTCTTCATAGAACTCTCTATACGCAGCATCCTTTGGGTCTTCACCTTCTTCTATACCACCCATAGGTATTGCCCATTTTGATGGTTCATTAATTTCGACAGCTCTCTTACAAACTAAACATCTGTTATTTACTTTTACAATTATTCCTGCACTTTGTTTCATAATACTATTTATATATAACTATGTTTGTAATAATAAATAAAGAAATTTTTAAAGTCAAAGTTTGTAAAACCAAATCTGAAACTCAAAGAGGGATGATAGGTCGTGAATTTATCGGATTTGATGGTATGCTATTTTTAATGGGTAAAGGTGAACACAGTTTTTGGATGATGAACTGTATTATTCCTTTGGATATTATCTTTATAGATGAAAACTATAAGATAACAAAAATACACCACAACTGTGAACCATGTGAAGATGAACTTTGTCAAAGTTACGAAGGTTCTGGAACCTATGTTTTAGAAATAGAAGGTGGTCGTTGTCAAGATGAAAATATTGAAGAAGGTGATATCTGTAAGTTTTTAATTAAAGTTTAAACTTTCTTACTTTTACAATTATTCCCGCACTTTGTTTCATATATACTTATATTTATAAATAGGTGAAAACTAACTAATGAAAAGACTTTCTCAAATTTCTATTTTAAAAAAATTGGTTCTTGAGTCGATTAACCAACCTGAAATTATTTTTGAGGGCGATTTGAGTGTAAGTCCAGGTTTAAGAATATGTCTTTACGATAAGGACAAAAATATGATTGGTAGTACTAATGTACTTGACTATGATTCATCAATTGGGTTGGACCCTGATATTAATAGATTTAATAATAAAAAGACGGAATATTGTAGAGAGATGTGTGACGATAATTTTTTTAATGGTAAAAACTCCGTTTATTTACATAGTTTATTTGTGGATGAAAATCATAGAAACAGAGGATATGCCGACATTCTAAAAAATGAATGTCATGAAATTGCCAAATCTAGGGGTTTTGATTACGCAACTTCAATAGTCAGTTTAAAAAATGAGGCATCACAAGAGTTAAACAAAAAACATGGGTACAAAGTACACCAAACAAATGGGTTTAAGGATTTTTTCTATAAAAAATTGTGAATAACTCAATTCTTTGAAGACTCAATTTTTTCTTGTAGGACACTAACAAATCTATTCTGTAACATCTTTAAGAATTTAATATAAGGTGAATCTTCTTTTTCAGACTCATACTTGTACTTACCTTGTGGTGGTCTCTTACTTCTTCCAATATAGTTTAATCCTGATATATTTGTAATACACTTGTGTCCACCTGAATTGGCTTGGATAACTTCCCATACAGGAACGGTAACACCATCTAAAACACTCCATTCTTCTTCAGTCAGTTCAGTTGATTTCTTTTCCATCAAAGATTTAATATCCATAAGTGTTTTAACACCATCTTTCTCATCCAAGTATTTGTCTCCGTATATTGCAGCAAAATCCTTAAAGGTAAATCCAACTGATTCTTCTTTCGCAGCAGTTTCAGAAACCCACTTGATTGTTGATAATGGGACTTGTTTTTCTTTTAATTGTGATTCCCAATGTCCCAATACTTCTTGAGCAATCTCTCCCAAGTTAACACCTTTAAGTTCTCTTTCTTTTTTAAAAGGGTTACATGATGCCTGTAATAAACCAAGTGGCCAAGCAATAACAAGGAAGTCAGCATCAGGGTTGTTTCTAAATGGGGTATATCTATCATATGAACCAGGTCTCATCATACTTCCACCACCATACTGAACGATGATATTATCTTTAACCTGAACATTCTTATGTCCTTTCATTGTCTGAACGTAATCTTCTTTGTTTTTCTCTAATGAAGATATATCAGCATATCTGTTTGTCTTCATTAATTCCTTAATCTTATTGAAGATTGAAAGAAGTGAAGGTTTACAATCTAATACTAATGTCTCTAAAAATCCTGGTTTACTTTTGAAAGCCAACAATAATTTGTTGGTAACCAAACCTAATAACATTCTATTTTCTTTAGCACTCTTTTCTTTTGATGTACCATAAACATAATTCATCACCATTTCAGGTGTAATGTTTTTGGAAGCGTAATCAGCACTATCAACCATAGATATTGTCGCAACATCTTCTGGTGTGAAAATTTCAGAAGCCGGGACAATCTGTGAAAGAGTTTCAACATTTGAACGAGCCCCTCTGAACTGAGTTGACTTAGTTTCGTCAGCTCCGGCTTGTCTGTCGTGGTGGTCGGTATGAACCACGAACATTGGTTTTCCGTGAGCAAAGTCAACAAGAACTGGCATAATTTCACCTTCAGCATCCGCCTTCTTAACCGCAAATTCTTTATCTCCGTATTGGATTACTTCAACATCAACAACTTTAATTCCATTGTCTTCCAAATACTTTTTCATTGCTAATGCAGTTGCAACACCATCTAAATCTTGGTGAAAGTATATCTTCGCTTTGCTGTATCTATTAGAAAGTTCTTTTATGTTTCTAATACCACCTTCAGAAATTATCTTTTTCATTAATAATAAATATTATAACAAAAAAAAAGTTCATCATTACGATGAACCTTTTAAAGTAAAAAAGTAATATACCTCTATTTTAAAGTTAACAAGTATTTCAACTGGTTAATTTCCGCTAACATTTCGTCTCTAATGTTTAATAAATCTGAGTCCATCTTTGGGTCGTAGCTTTCAGACAATCCCACCAAGTATTCACATACTAAATTAATAAACTCAGTTAACTCAAGTTCTTCAATATCTCTACCCGCTAATGTATAACCGCCTGTAAAACTAGGTCTTCCGTGTTTACCCATACAAACTTCAACAAACTTATCAATCAAATCATCAAGTGAATCATAAATACGCCCATAAGCCTCATGTCTTGAGAATGATTTTGTTTGCCAGTGTAGTATTCTAAACTGAGTTTGTGTTTCTAGTAAAAATTTAACAACTTCCGAATTTTTCATAATAACATTTAATTATAAATATACAAATAAATAAAAAAACGGAGTTTATTGGACTCCGTTTTCAAATTGTAACTTCTGTTGGTTCTTTTGGTCAACAAAACTTTGTATTCGTTGTTTAGCAATTTCACAATAGTTTTCACTCAATTCAATACCAACCCATCTTCTGTCATGAACAACTGCTGCCACACAACTGGTTCCTGAACCATTGAAAGGGTCTAAAACAATATCATTTCTATATGATAATATCTTAATTGCCTTTTCGGGAATATCCATCGAGAACGTTGCCTTTGTTAATGAACGAGTGTCAGCAAAGTATTTCCATTGTCCAAACACCAATTCCATGAACTCTTTCTTATCTTGTTCAGAATAAGCAACTTTGTTCTTTCCCTCTTCAGTTAGATAAGGTTCACCTTTCCATTGTGGTTCACCTTTAATTTTCTTAATATGAACTTTCTTATAAGCAAGAATAACACACTCTTTTGGGTTATAAATGTAAGGTGCCGATGGACTCATCCAAGAACCCCAAGCAGTTGTCTTACTTCTATGTGGCGAGTCTTCTTCAAGGTCAACAATACCGTAGAACTTAAACCCAACTTTTTTCATCACCTGATATATCTCAGAGGCAAAGAATACTCTACCACCACGAGCTTGTACATTTACCTCATATGGTATGTTAATAGCCATTCTTCCATCGTCTTTAAGTAAACGATAAGCCTCCGTTAACCATTTTTCAGACCAATCCCAATATTCATCCATAACAATCTCATCATTATGTGTGTCGTATTGGATACCCACATTATATGGTGGTGACGTTACAACTAAATCAACCCAACCTTCAGGCATCTCTTTCATTACATCAATGGTGTCACCATTGATTACCTTATTAATATAATTCTCAATCATTCTGTAATTTTTCTATCTTTTTTTCAATATACCATATAGCTTTCTTCAGGTCCTGAACCACATTGTCTTTCTTACCAGCACGTGATAGGTATTTGACCGCATTACCCAAATAAAAATCTTTATCTAAACCCCAAGCATCAATGACTTTGATAGCTTCATATGGATTATCTTCACCACCATAGTGTGATGGGTGATTAACCATTTCTTTTTGTTCTGACATAATATTCTTTTCCATATTTACTTTCTTCAAGTATACCCTCACTTACAAGTTTTTCAATTCGTTTTCTTGTTTCGTCGATTCCAACTCGTAGGATATAATCACAAATGTAATTGATATGAACTGGTTTTTCAAGTTTTCTTAACAGAACTTCATACGGGTCTATATTGTTTCTCATACTCTTTAAATTTTTTGGCAACGTCGTTATTTGTGAAAATGATTGAATCGGCTTTGAGATAATGATTAATAATAGTTAAATCTTTTTCTAAACTTTTGATTTGTTCTTCTCCTATTATTTTTTTGTTGAATCCCATATAACAAATATATTAATCTTTTTTTAGATTTACAATTGTTTTTTTCTGAACTATGTAACTTAATACCTTTCTTTTAAAGATTGGTAGGAGTGTATTTTCAAATGGTAGGTCGTTGGAAGACATTAATTCAAAGATGGGTAAACTTATATCTTGTGTTAATTCATTTAATATTGTTCTAATTACCTTTTTACTTTCCCCATCAAATATCAACTGAACCGCAAATTTACTGTCGTGTTTAACCGTATCAATACCACCAGTTGTATACTTCCAAATCCTTTTGTTGTTCCCGTTAAGTGTGAAGAAGTAACCTCTTTCTAAATCCTGTTTCTTATTTTCGTTGGTGTGTTTGATTGAAACCGAGTCGTATGTTAATGTCCAAAGAGCTTTGATGACATTGAAATATTCAAAAAACTTTGGTCCGGCATATTTTAATACCTTATTTAATTCTTCCAACTCATCATCATTTAATTTTGGGATGGGTGTGAATTTAAGTTCATTGATTAGTATTTCATCATCAATAACTTCAAACTTCTTATTAACAACGATGTATTTGAATTCCGAAGACATCACTTGTAGATTAGCCAAGTGTAATGACATTTCACTAAATAATGGATATAACTCAAACTTCTCAATCTTATCGTCACAGAACTTTAAAAAGTCCATCAACATATAATATTTGTGTTCGTAGTCAATTGGTTCTGTTAATAACCAGTCGGTTGTTAATCTGAAATGATTATTTTTTTTCGTTCTTCTTTTTCTTGATTTGGTTTCCATTTTACCCTTCTATTTGTAAAATGTAATATGTTTCATCATTAAATTCAATAGTATCGTAATCACCATCGTAAGAGTTCAGTGTGTGACCAATACCGTCAGTTTGAATTAACCCTTCTTTAAATCCTTTTATATCTATAAAGTTTTCAATATTCAAACCATATTCTTCAATTACGTTCGCAGGGTCATCAACCAAATCATTAATTAAATCTTCAACCTTTTCCTCAATTAAATTTTCAGGGACAGTTTTATCACTATCTCTTAACTCATCAAGTTCTTCATTTAATTCATCTTTTTTTTCTTGGTCTATTTCAGAATCTTCTAAAAACAATTCAATTTCATCAATCCTTTCTTGAACTGCCGGGTCGGAATATTCAAAATCTTCCTCGTCAAAAAAGTCTTCAAGGTTTTCTCTAACATTATTTTCTTCATCGTCTCTAAAAGTTTCCTTAAGTTCTTCAATATCAATATAATCTTCAACAAAACTAGAATTAAAACCTTTTATTCCGATATCATCAATCAATTCATCAATTCTTTCATATGCCGACATGTGGGTTCTATAATTATCACCAACCGCCCATCTTTCTTTTGATTCTTCTAATTCGTCAGTTAACAAATAAAAAGTTCTCATACTATAATATTTGTAATCATAAACCAAATTATATAAGTCAATTCTTTTTTCAAGTTCTTCAATTTCTTCTTCAACCGCTTCTAAATCCATCAGATTTTCATTATCTTCTGTTTCTTTCTCAATTTCCTCCATTCTTTCTTTTGCAGTATAAAGTTCCTGTAACCTTGCATCATGATTAGGTTCTTTAGCCTCATAAAGACCAAAAGATGAAGTCAGATACTCAAATAAAACATTTGC